GCATGCGGTCATGTCAACACAGAGTTCCTTCCAAAGGAATTAAAATCGTTGAACTCTGAGGAATAGCACAGACTTTAATCAAACATCAAAGAGACCTCGTGTCTCTTTTTTTTATGCCTATTTATTAAAAAGTAAAATAGTTATTATGAAAAATCCGTTATCCGTAATTGGTTATAAGCTAAACAACCTTATAAAAAATATTATGGCATTCAAAGAAATTTTTAAAAAAACAAGTCCTTACAATGAGAAGACAGTAGTAGGATTCTTATCCTTTGCAGTAATGACAGTAGTAATGATTATAGATTTAGTAACAGGTTATCTTGGACAAGAACTTCCACTTAACGAGTACGTATTTAATGCATTCATGTACATTACATTAGGATCATTTGGTATTGCAGGATTGGAGAACTTTGCACCAGGAGCTAAAAAAGAAGAAGTAGCACAAGAATAAAAATTAGATTATGAGCTTAAAGGTATTACAAGAAAAAATTGGAGTAACAGCAGATGGTGCTTTTGGTCCAGGAACAATGAAAAAAGCAATGGAGTTTTACAAACTAACTCCAGTAAGAGCAGCACATTTTTTTGCTCAAACAGCACACGAGTCAGGAGGGTTCAAAGCATTCTCAGAAAATCTTAATTACTCAGCAGAAGGTCTTCAAGGTATATTCGGAAAATACTTTCCTGGTACATTAGAAGAATCTTACGCTAGAAATCCAGAAAAGATTGCCAATAGAGTATATGCAGGAAGAATGGGTAATGGAGCAGAAGCTTCAGGAGACGGATATAAATTCCGTGGAAGAGGAGCTCTTCAATTAACTGGAAAAGAAAACTACAAAGCATTTTCAGACTATTTGAAAAAGCCAGAGATCATGACCAATCCAGACCTAGTAGCAACTACGTACTCTTTTGAATCAGCAATGTTTTTCTTTGATAAGAATAGATTGTGGTCCATATGTGACCAAGGAGTTAATGATGCAGCTATCTTATCTCTTACAAAAAAGATTAACGGAGGTACTCATGGGTTAGCAGATCGTTCAGAGAAAACTAAAAAGTACTACGAATACGTTAAATAGTCTATATAAGATGAAAATCCCATTACTAATTACATTATCATTGACAACAGCTTTAGCGTTTATAGGTACATATTTTATGCACCTAACAGCAGATAACATCGAACAATTTCTATCAGTGGGGCTTGTAGTCTTCGCAGATGGCTTCTTTGGTATCTGGGCAGGAGTTAAGAGAGAGGGATTTCAAACTTGTAAAGCACTTAGCGTACTAAAAACATTTGGTTTCTGGACAGTAATGTTAGCAGCCATCTTATCAATAGAAAAAGGATTTACTGGAACATCTTGGTTAAGTGAGACAATCATGGCTCCCTTCTTAGTGTTCCAGTTAATTTCAATTCTAAAAAATGCTTCAATGGTAGGTATAATACAAAATGAATTAGCTACACAAATTCTAGATAAACTAGATAATCATAAAGGACAAAGAGATGTTACAGAATAAACAAAACATATTACTAATTGTAGTACTTATACTAGTAGGCTACAATATATTTACTACCAATAGTATTAGAACAGATGTTAAAGGATACCAAGATAAAATTGAATCCATACAAACTAAAGTAGACTCAGCACAAGTAGTTAACAAACAAATCGATACTAAGATCGATTCAGTAAAAGAGAATGTAATTTCTATTACAAAAGAAATTCATCACATAGACAACACAATAACAATCGTAAAAAATCAAACAAATGACAAAATCAATACTGTTGATAAGTTTTCTAATGTTGAGCTTGAGCAGTTTTTCTCAAACAGATACAACCAGAATCCCCTTACCAAGTAATACTGCTAGATTAGTAATCAAGGATCTAATTAGCTATGATGGTTGTACACAAGAGCTTACTCTAACTCAACAAAAATTATCTAAACTAGAAGAAAGAGATGTACAAAAGGATACTATCATTGGACTACTAACAGAGAAAGACAAAAACAATCAGTACATCATTAGTCAAAAAGATCTACAAATCGGTCAGTACGAACACATGACTGATGATCTAACCAAAGAAATAAAGAGACAAAGGTTCAAATCTTTCCTATGGAAGGCAGGAACGTTTCTCGGGACGATCACCTCGGGATATCTTTTCATAAAATAGAACTACAGGCTTGCTTTCGCAGGCCTTTTTTCTTATATTATAGTTATACGAAAATGTAAAAGTTATGAATCAAAGAGAAGTTACAGTGACTATCGATGGACACAATCCAAAGAAAGAACTAGTCAACCATCCTCAACACTATGGAGGAAGAGACAATCCCTACGAAGCTATTAAAGTAATAGAGAATTGGAACCTAGGTTTCTGTTTAGGAAATACTATTAAGTATATCTCTAGAGCAGGGAAGAAAGATGATACAGTTCAAGAATTAGAAAAAGCTCTTTGGTACTTAAAGAGAGAGATCAAAACATTAAAGGGTAAATGAAAAATAAAACCCTAAAAGAGGTTAGTATCATCAGAGACTTTACTAATCCAGTTATAGATTATACAACACAAAAATCTATATCGTATAGTCAGACTCTAGCCTACAACACCTGTCCACACCAATGGGCACTGAAATATGTAAAAGGATTGCAGCAGTACAAGCCTTCTATTCATACAGTATTTGGTACAGCATTCCATGAAGTACTACAGGAATGGCTTACAGTTCTATATGAGGAGACAATAAAGAAGGCTATGGAGATGGATCTTGAAGCCAATCTACTATCTAAGATGCAAACAATCTATGCTTCTGAGAAAGAAAAGTATGGGGAACATTTTTCCACCTCTGAGCAGTTATCTGAGTTTTTGCAAGATGGTATCGAGATTCTCAAGTATGTTAAGCAGAAACGTGCTAGTTGGTTTAGTAACAAGTATACAAAGCTAGTGGGAGTAGAAATTCCTCTACTACACAGTATAGGCGAGAATGTTTTCTTTAAAGGGTTCATCGACATCGTACTATACGATCAACAAGAAGACAGATACATCATCCTAGACATCAAAACATCCACCTCAGGATGGAATGATTGGGCAAAGAAGGATGATAAAAAATTAGCACAGCTACTTCTATACAAAGAATTTTTAGCCAAGCAATTCAGCATTGACGTAGATAAAGTAGATGTAAAGTATTTTATTGTAAAAAGAAAAGTACCAGCCGATCCAGAGTACCCAGCAATGGCGAGAAGGGTTCAAGAGTTTGTTCCACCTTCAGGAAAGATGAAAAGGGGACAAGCAACCACAGCACTTTCTACATTTATACAGGATGCTTTCAATAGTGAAGGCAAGTACATTGATAAGCAGTACGAACACAGACCAAGCAAGTCAAACTGTATGTTCTGTGAGTTTAAAGCAACTGAGCACTGTGAGGTAGGTTTTCTTGGATAGTATATATTTATATATAAACAAATAAATACTATTATGAAAAAGCTAACCAGCGTAAAAGTGGAAGAGGAATTATTCCAAGAATTTAAAGAAGAGTGTGTAAGGTATAAATTTTCCTTACAGAAGCTTGTAGATAGAGCAATCTTTTTGTATCTTACAGAAGAGGACATCAAACAAAAACTTCACAATCAAACAAATATTAAATTAAAGTAGTTACATGAAAGAAAAGTTTCGTTACGTAAAAAAAGAAGAACGCAAAAAGATTCTTCTGTTATGCGATGATATCAGGATGCATTCCGGAATCGCAACTATGGCAAGAGAAATTGTCGTAGGAACTTCCCATCACTTCAATTGGGTAAACTTAGCAGCAGCTATTAACCATCCAGAAGCAGGACAGGGATTCGATATCTCACAAGAGATAAATAGATTAACTGGACTAGAAGATTCAGATGTAAAGGTTCTTCCTAACAATGGGTATGGAGAAGCAATGCAAATTAGAGGATTAATAGCTCAGGAGAAGCCAGATGCTATTTTTATCTTTACAGATCCAAGATACTGGACTTGGTTATTTGAGATAGAAAGAGAGATTAGAAATGAAATTCCATTGATGTATTTGAATATCTGGGATGACTATCCAGCACCTCTTTACAATAAGCCTTTCTATGAGTCATGTGATTTGTTAATGGCAATCTCAAAACAAACTAAAAATATTAATGAGCTTGTATTAGGAGAAGCTGTTAAGGATAAGATCTTAAAATATGTTCCTCATGGAATAAACGAAGATCATTTCTTCCCTATGACTTCAGTAGAGGATATTAAAAACTTAGATGAGTTTAAAAAGAACCTATTTCAAGGAAAAGATATTGAATTCGTAGCATTCTTTAATTCTAGAAACATTAGAAGAAAATCTCCAGGAGATGTAATTCTTTCTTACAGAATGTTTTGTGATATGATCGGAGAAGAAAAAGCTAAGAAATGTGCTTTAGTAATGCATACACAAGCTGTAGATGAAAATGGTACAGATCTTTATGCAGTAAGAGAAGCAGTATGTGATGATAGTTATGTAAATGTATTTTTCTCACAAGAGAGATTAGATACTCCACAAATAAACTTACTATACAATATAGCTGATGTAGGAATGCTTATTACTTCAAACGAAGGATGGGGATTATCTTTAACTGAAACTATGATGGCAGGTAAGATGATCATAGCCAACACCACAGGTGGTATGCAAGATCAAATGAGATTTACAGATGACAATGGTGAATGGATTGACTTCAGCTCAGACTTCCCATCTAACCATAGAGGTACTTATAAAGATCACGGAATATGGGCAGTGCCTGTTTATCCTTCAAACATCTCAATGGTAGGTTCAGTTCCAACTCCTTACATATATGATGACAGATGTGCACCAGAAGATGTAGCAAAAGCTCTTTGTACAGTTTATGATTTAGGAAAAGAAGAAAGAACTAGAAGAGGATTGCTAGCTAGAGAATGGGTAACATCAGATGAATCAGGAATGTCAGCACGTCAAATGTGTACAAACGTAATCGAAGCAATGGATGAATCATTTACTAAGTTTGTACCAAGATCTAGATTTGATCTACATAAAATAGAAGAGAGACCAAAAAAGTATGTCACACATAAATTATTATACTAGTTATGAGTAAACCAACATTAGTAGTAAGCTGTCCTGTAGACACTTACTCAGGATACGGAGCAAGATCAAGAGATTTTGTACAATCAATTATCGATACAGACAAGTACGATGTAAAAATCCTATCACAAAGATGGGGAGGAACTAGATTTGGATACCTAAAGGACCATGGAAACACTTCCTTAGCTTCTAGAATTATACCAAACCTTACACAGCAGCCAGATATCTGGATGCAGATTACGGTTCCAAATGAATTTCAAAAAGTAGGAAAGTACAACATTGGAGTAACAGCTGGTATCGAAACCACAATCTGTGATCCTACTTGGATTGAAGGATGTAATAGAATGGATTTGATTCTTGTATCAGCGCAACATGCTAAGAAAGTATTTGAAGAAAGTACATTCAATATGCAAGATCCAAATACAAAACAAGTGACGGGAACTCTGTCTCTAACTACAAAAGTAGAAGTCCTATTCGAAGGAGCAGATATAGAGAAGTATACTCCATTAGCACTTCCAGTTAAGTTAGATCTTTCAGACATAGATGAATCATTCTGTTACTTAGTACTAGGACACTGGTTACAGGGAGAGTTAGGACAAGATAGAAAGAATATAGGTTACACTATTAAAACTTTCTTAGAGACGTTTAAAAATAAACCTAAGGACAAACGACCAGCACTTATACTAAAAGTACAAGCAGGCGCAGGAACTTCCATTATGGATAGAGAAGTTGTACTGGATAAGATTGATGCAATTAGAAAGACAGTTAAGGGTACTTTACCTAACATATACCTTCTTCATGGAGATATGACTGATGCAGAAGTAAACGAACTATACAATCATACTAAAGTAAAAGCAATGGTATCTCTAACAAAAGGAGAAGGATTTGGAAGACCTTTACTAGAATTTAGTTTAGTAAACAAGCCAATCATAGCATCTTACTGGTCAGGACACATCGACTTTTTAAATGCAGAGTTTGTAAAGTACGTAGGAGGAAATCTTACAAACGTACATCCATCAGCAGCTGTTGATAAAATGATTCTTCAAGAGAGTCAGTGGTTTACTCCTAGTGATGCAGAAGTAGGAGCAGCTTACAAAGATGTATACGAAGACTATAAAAAATATAAGGAATTAGCTAAGAGACAAGGTTTCAAGTCTAGGACCAACTTCACCTATGAAAAGATGAGAGAAACGCTAGATAACCTTCTAACACAGTATATCCCTGAGTTTCCTAAACAGGTTCAATTAAAACTACCTCAGCTTAAGAAAATAGAACTACCAAAATTAAAAAAAGTAGAATAATGGAAGAAAAAATGTCAATCTGTCCACACTGTGGAGGGAATGCTTGCTACGAACAGCAAGTGAGTGAAGAAGTAACAACGAGCTTTTGTTTCGGATGTGGTTACTCAACTTCAACTCTAATGGTTGAGGGAGGAGAATTAGTAAACAAAACACTAGAAGCATCACCAGAACTTTACAAAGATCTTATGTTTATAGATGAGGATAAGAAAGTTTGGTTCCCATCAACAGTTACTCTTCCTAATAAAGGAATGGTATTCCTAGACGGAACAGCAAAAGAAAGTTGGAGATGGGCTGCAGTTAATTCAATTGAGATACTAGAAGAAGAGAAAGCTAAGTTCCCAAAAGGTCAGACAACTAAAATGGATATGAAAAATATTCAACACTTCAACAAAGAAGACTTCATGGAAGCATTAGATGCAATTAAATTCTTCGATGTAGAGGTTGCACAACAAGAGGGAGGTACTGATGTTTAATGAAAGGTATAAGTTTACACAACAGTGGTTTGATGTAGCAATTCCAACTTGGACTGAGGTATTTAAAAATACTAATCGCAAAATAAAGCACGTACTTGAAGTAGGTTGTTATGAAGGAAGGGCTACGGTTTGGCTATGTGAAAATGCAATTACTGAACAAGGGAGTACCTATGATGTGGTTGACACCTTTGCAGGAACTTTTTTAGAAAGTATTGCAACTGGAGAGGAGAAGGACCAAGTGGAACATATATACTCTAAAACAGAAGAGAACTTCAGACATAATATATCATTCTTTCCAGACGTTTCTTTTACAATCCACAAAGGATACTCCCAGAAGATTCTTTCACAATTTAGTAAAGAAAAAAAATACGACTTTATCTATATAGATGCTTCACATAGAGCAGATGACACTTTAGTAGATGCATACTTCGCACATAAAGTACTTAAGCCAGGAGGTATTCTTATATTTGACGACTTTGGCTGGAAAGATCCAAAAGATATGTCTCCTATAAGTTCTCCCGAGCTAGGAATAAAAATGTTTTGGGAACTCTATCAATCCGAGTATGACGTATTATTTCAAGGATATCAAGTAGGTTTTATTAAAAAAAATCCTAATAAAATTACTTTATCATAGTTGTAAAATTCAAATAAATTTCCTATATTAATACTATGAAAATTAGTTATGCAATAACAGTTTGTAATGAAGAGAAGGAGGTAGCAATGTTAATTAACTTCCTTCTCATTCACAAACGAGAACAAGACGAGATAGTAGTACTAGCAGATAGTCCTAAAATGTCTCAGACTTTACAAGAACTTTTAAGAGCATGTGCTTCAATAAATCAAATACGATTAATTGAATCTGAATTTGAAGGACACTTTGCTGATTGGAAGAACAAACTAACAAAAGTATGTTCAGGAGACTACATCTTTCAGATAGATGCAGATGAACTTCCTAACGAAGAACTTATTAACGGACTTCCCTATATCTTAGAAGTTAATCAAGAGGTAGATGTATTTCTTGTACCAAGAGTCAACACCGTAGAAGGACTAACACAAGACCATATTAATAAATGGGGATGGAATGTAAACGACAAGCAATGGGTTAACTGGCCAGACTATCAATGGAGAATCTATAAAAACATTCCTGAGATAACCTGGAAGAATAAAGTACACGAAGTACTTGATGGATACAAAACAATGTCCTTACTTCCTAGAGAAGAAGAGTTTGCACTATATCATCCAAAGACAATTGACAGACAAGAAAAACAAAACAACTACTATGACACACTCTAGAATACTAGTAACAGGTGCGGGTGGATTAGTTGGTTCACAAATAACAGGAAACGTAGTACACATAACCTCCCCTACTGGTGATCTTAGAAATAAAAAGATAACTGAGGATATCATTAATTTCTATGCTGATAAGGAGAGAATGGGTGAATATGCTGTCGATAAGATTATACACTGTGCAGGGAAAGTAGGAGGTCTTGGAGGTAACATGAAATACAAAGGAGAGTATCTGTACGACAATGTTATGATTAATACAAATGTAATTGAAGCTGCTAGAGTAGCTGGAGTTTCAAAGCTGGTAGCATTTCTATCTACTTGTGTATTTCCTGATAAAGTAAACTACCCACTAACAGAGGATCAAATTCATAATGGCTTTCCTCATAGCTCAAACTATCCCTACGCTTATGCTAAAAGATTAGCGGACATTCAGATTAGAGCTTATAGAGAGCAGTATGGATTAAAGTACACTTCTGTAATTCCAACTAACATATATGGACCAAACGATAACTTTTCTTTAGAACACGGACACGTTGTACCAATGCTATTACATAAAATGTACTTAGCAATGCAGACTGGAGAGGACTTCAAGGTATGGGGAACAGGAAAGCCCTTACGAGAATTTATATACTCAAAAGATGTAGCAGAGTTAGCTAAGTGGGCTGTTGAAAATTACGATGAAGAAGAGCCGATTATCTTTACAACCTCAGAGGAAATAAGCATAAAGGACCTAGTAGGAATTATAGCTGAGGAATTTAACTACAAAGGAAATATAGTATTTGAAAAACATAAACCAGACGGTCAGTTTAGAAAGCCATCTTCAAATACTAAGCTCATGAGCTATCTTCCGGACTTTAAATTCACCCCTATCGAACAAGGAATAAGAGAAACAGTTAAATGGTTTATAGAAAATTATGATAAAGCGAGAAAATAAAGTAGCACTTATAACAGGAATAAACGGACAAGATGGTTCGTATCTAGCTGAACTTCTATTAGAAAAAGGCTATGAGGTTTGGGGAACAGTAAAAAGAAACTCAGTAGCTGAGAATCAAACAGCAAGGCTGGATAGTGTTTATAGTAGGATTAATCTAGAGTATGCTGATCTTACGGATCTAGCTTCCTTAATAAGAGTTATTTCAAAGGTACAACCAGATGAATTATATAACCTAGCAGCACAATCACATGTTAGGATATCCTTTGATCAACCACTATACACAGCCAATGCAACAGGAATAGGTACTTTGAATGTGCTTGAAGCAGTAAGACTCGTATCACCTCAAACAAAAATATACCAAGCATCCTCCTCAGAAATGTTTGGAAACAGTATTGATGACGATAGATTTCAAAGAGAAACTACACCACTCAACCCAGTATCACCTTACGGATGTGCTAAGGTATTTGCATACAACATTAGCAGGAACTATCGTAACTCTTATAAGATGTTTGTATCAAATGGTATTCTATTTAATCATGAATCACCTCGTAGAGGTACAAACTTTGTAACCAACAAAGTATGTAAGGAAGCAGTTAAGATTAAGTTAGGACTATCCAATGAACTCAAATTAGGAAACCTAGAAGCTACGAGGGACTGGGGGCATGCTAAGGACTATGTGTATGCAATGTGGCTAATACTTCAACAAAATCAGCCAGACGACTTCGTATGCTCAACAGGAATATCACACTCAGTTCAAGACCTATGCGAATATGTATTTGGTAAATTAAATCTTGATTGGAAGCAGTACGTTAAGCAAGATGAAAAGTTTCTACGTCCAGAAGAGCTTCATGACCTAAAAGGAGATAGCTCTAAGTTAGTGAAAGCAACAGGTTGGAAGCACGAATATACTTTTGAAAGTATGTTGGATGAGATGGTCGAATACTGGTTACAACATTACCAGAAGTAGTTGCAGGATACTATAATATTTACTATATTAAATAAATAAAATAAATACTATGATAACATATACTAAGATAGGGCATTTTGGCAGATTAGGTAACCAGCTATTTCAATTTGCTGGTACTATAGGAATTGCTAGGAAATTAGAATATGACGTTGCCTTTCCTACCGAAAATATAACAACCCCAGTAACAGAACACTTTGGTGATGGAAAGGTATTAGATATTGTATTTGACGTTCCTAAAGCATTTAAACTAAGTGCAGACGTACTACTGCCAAAAGCACAGATAAGTACTAATGGTGTTTGTAGAGAAAGATTCTTCCATTTTGATGAAAAATTACTACACAACTGTCCAGATAACATAGACCTATCAGGATACTTTCAATCAGATAAATACTTTACACATATAGAAGAAGAGTTAAGATCTCTACTAACGTTCAACAATACGGTACAGTTAGCAGCCAATACTCTGTTCCCAAAGTCACAATACCAAACAGTTTCTATCCACGTACGTAGAGGTGACTACGTGAACCAAGAGCAATACCACCCAGTATGCAGCCCTGAGTACTATACAGAAGCTCTGAGTCAGTTCACCGATAAGAACTACAACTTTATAGTTTTCTCTGACGATATAGAATATTGTAAAGAGATGTTTGGAGAATCGGAAAATTTATTGTATATTGATAATAAAGATCCATATATTGATTTATGTTTAATGAGCATGTGTGATCATAATATAATAGCAAATAGCAGCTTTAGTTGGTGGGGAGCTTGGTTAAATAAAAACCCAAATAAGAAAGTTATAGCTCCCAAAAAATGGTTTGGCCTTGCTTACAGCTACCAAAGCACAGAAGATCTCTATTGCAAAACTTGGATAATATTATAAAATAAAAAAAATGGTAGTAGGAAGAGGACGTATCGCTAGTTCTTTTATCGATTCTTTTAAAGAAGACAAACATGTTTTGATTTTTGCAAGCGGAGTTTCAAATTCACAAGAAAAAAACCCACTTGAGTTTAATAGAGAAGTAGAGTTAGTAAAAAAAACAATAAGAGAAAATTACGATAAAAAAATAATTTACTTTAGCTCCATATTCTGTGAAAGCTCAGACACTTTTTACTACCGTCACAAAAGAAACATAGAAAGCATTATACAAAAAGAAAGCCAAAGTTATGTAATGATAAGACTATCCCAAGTAATCAGTAATTCTGGAAATACTAATAACTTGGTCAATAGATTTAAAAAAGACATATTAGAAGGCAACGAAGTTAACATATACGCAGACGCTATTAGATCTATTATAGATCTAGACGATTTGGTAAAAATCACAAAAATACTAATTGGTATAGAAAAAAACTCTATTATAAAACTATCAAAAATACAAGAGATATCTGCCATAGATCTGTATAAAAAAATGTGTAGAATACTTAGTAAACCGGAAAATTTCACAGTTGTAAAAAATAATCAAATAGAGATTCTGGTAAGTAACAGCGAAATAGTAGATAAAATTATACAAGATCTGAGTATAGACAGGATAGATTATACAGAATTAGCTTTAAAAAAATACATAATATGAATACAGCTTTCACCACATACTCTACAAAAAATTTCCAAAATCTAAGACGCAATCTATGCAATCAAGCGCGTACATCAAATTTTGATAAGGTATTTGAATACACAGAAGATTGGTTACTAAATACAGAATTTTATTTAGAAAATAAAAATATACTAGATCAAAAGAGAGGAGCGGGTTTTTGGCTATGGAAACCTTATATCATAAAAGAATGTCTTATGAATTTAGATTATGGAGATGTAGTTTTCTACCTAGACGCAGGAGACATTTTTAGCAAAGATCTGGCCTACTTTCTACGATACTACTTTTCCCAACATCAAAACGTAGATTGTTTATTAACTTTAGGAGCGCATGCTCAAAAGCTATATACAAAGAGAGATTGTTTCGTAGTAATGGATTGCGACTATCCACACTATCACCATCATACACAGTTAGAAGCGGGAATATTATGCTTTAAAAAAACTGATAGGATCATGGGAGTATTAGACGAGTGGATACGTTACGGAAAAAATGAGAAAGTTATGACTGATTTACCTAATGAGTATGGAGAAAACTATCCTGGTTTTATAGAACATAGGTGGGACCAGAGCATTATTTCTAATTTAGCGATAAAATATGGTTTAAATATGAACTCTGAACTAAGGTCCTTTGTACAATGTAATATAAACACTCCATAAGCAAAAAATATGTATAGTATAAATTTAACAATACACAATAAAGGTTTTCTCGTAAAGGAAGTATTAGAGAGAATCAAACAATACACCACCAACGCCTATGAACTTGTTATTGTTCTAGACGGGTGTAGTGATGATTCTGAGTCTATTGTACAGGACTTTGTTAAAAGTAATACGCAAATTAAAACTAAGATACTCCAAGCTCCTAATGTATTTGAAACTAAAGCAAACAACTTAGCTGCTAAAAGCAGCGATGGTGATTACATTATTATAATACAAGATGATATGCTAGTAAACGAGTTAGGCTGGAATAAGCGACTTACACACCCTATAAGAGAGATCCAAGATACTTTTGCTGTCACAGCTCGAACTGCTCATAACTGGGAATACAATCCTAACAGCAATAACCTACATGATGAGTACATTCCAGGCCAGTGGTCAGATTTATTGGTACATACAGATCATGCTCATCGACAAAATACTTCTCGTGATGTATTTGCAATTCGAGAATGTGTCAATAGAGGACCTTTAGCTTTAGATCATAAGGTTATGGAGGCGTTAAACTATTTTGATGAAATATTTGAACCTCAAGATATGGACGACCATGACTTATGTTACAGAGCCAAGGCACTAGGGAAGATTTGTGGTTGCTATTGGATAGATTATATATCCGAAGATTTGTGGGGTGGTACTAGGCTTAACGGTCAAACAGCTGAATGGATGCTAAGGTCTAATCAAAAAAATACTCGCTTGGTATATGAAAGACATAAGGATTTAATTTTAAGTAGCAAAGTAAATAGAGCTGTAACATTAAAACTATAATACAATGACAATACTATTAACAGGAACAATAGACACTAACTCCTGCATAAATACAAAACGAACTAATATTGAGGATAGGATTAATGACTACTATAATAATATAAATAAGATATTACAAGATACTGATCTAGATATTGTATTTGTGGAAAACTCTAACCATCCTCTTGGAATTCTTTCTCAAGTACTAAGTAGTGAACGTGTAGAGGTATTGCAGTTTAGTGGTAATACTTTTGATAGAAGATTGGGAAAGGGTCATGGTGAGTGGATGATAATAAACCATGCCCTCGAAAATTCAACCAAACTAAGAACAGTTGAGTACTTAGCCAAACTTACAGGCAGATACTCAGTAAACTTTTCCTTGTTAAATAGGGTATTGCAGGAGCAGTATGTGCTATATAGGAAAGAAACTAATCTGTCTGAGGGTTGGGCGTTTACTGGTTTTTTTAAAATTCCTAAGCCTTTCTGGAGTACCTACATGCAAAATTCGTTTATATCAGACGATCCTGGTTGTTATATAGAAAATGTGTTGGCTCAAAGCTTAGTTGGGAGTAGAGTAGATATTACGTATATTGACGATATTGGATTAGAGGGTATAAGTGGAACTCATAATATAAAGATTTAAAACTATGAACATAATAGAACTAATAAATAAATACAATTCAGATAAAGGGTATGCACATGGATACTCCAACATATACCATAGGTACTTCGAAAGCCTTAGGGATAGTAAGCTTACTATGTTAGAAGTTGGTATAGGAACAGGAGAGTCTGTAAATGTCTGGTATGATTTTTTCGGAAACTCCACAATATATATGGCTGATATAGATGACTACTCGCATCTATACAATAAGGACCGATTAAAGTGCCTAACTGTTGATCAGTCAGATAGGCTATCCCTAGAAAATCTGCGAGAGACAGTAGGACAACTTAGCATAGTTTTGGATGACGGAGGACATGCCATGCACCACCAACAGTTAACTCTAGGTATCATGTTTAAGAATCTTAATTCAAATGGACTATATTTTATAGAGGACCTACACACCTCTACTTGGGAACCCGGTAGCACTCTATACAATCAGGACTTAAAAATATCAGAGGATAGGAAAACTACTACGTTAAATGTTCTTACACAGTTTCAGAGTACAGGAGTATTTCAATCTCCATTTTTATCTGTTGAGGAGAATGGATACTTAACAGAGTGTATTAGGAGTATAGACTTCTTCTGCAATAATAAACTGTGCCTACTTGTAAAAAAATAAAGTATAATATGATAGATTTACTAAATACTACGTTTATCATTCCTATTCGGATTGACCATGTAGATAGATACAATAATGCAAAAGTAGTTCTAAATTACTTAAACAATCATTTACGTAGCAATGTTTTAATATACGAAGTTAGTGAAGAAGGTATTTCAAAGCTAGATTTTCTAGATGAACTTACTAATTTAGATATTCAAATAATTAATGAAAAGTATAAAGGAGTCTTTCATAGAACAAGATACCTAAACACATTACTAAATTATGCACAAACACCTGTTGTATGTAATTACGACATAGATGTTGTGTTAAGTCCAACTACTTACCTAGCTGCACAAAATCAAATTCTACAAGGTACAGTTGACATGCTGTTTCCTTACCAGTTTGGAGATGCTCAGAATCAGATACATATTGAGTATGATAAATTAGAATTTATGGAGCACTACGATTTATCGAAAATACCATCACACAAAATAACATACCATCAAGGAAGTGAATTTGGACATTGTATTTTCTACAACACACAGGTATATAAAGATGGAGGCGGTGAGAATGAGAATTTTATATCATGGGGACCTGAAGATAAGGAAAGACCATTAAGGTTTGATAGATTGGGGTACACCATAGACTGGATACCTGGAAGTATTGTATGGCACTTTGAACATGAGAGAGGTGTTGATAGTTCCAAAGATAATCCGTATATTAAACATAACTGGGAAATTCTTCAACAAATATCTGCAATGGATAAGTCCCAACTAACTGAGTATTATAAATCTCAAAAATACCTACTATACTATGATAACTTTTTGCATACCCAGTAAGAATAACCTTAGATATCTAAAATCCTGTATTAGGTCTATTCAACAGAACTCTCACTACACCAATAGCATACTAGTTTTTGTAGATCAGGATGAAGATGGAACAGTACAGTGGCTGTTAGATAACAATATAACACACATAACAAACCCAGACAAAGATTGTAAAGGAATTGGATATGGATACGATGCTATGTTTAAAGCATCCAAGACAGATCTAGTAGTAGCATTTCATGCAGATATGATACTAGGTCCTGATGCAGATAAGTACCTAGTACAGGAGCACACAAGAGGTTCTGTAGTAAGTGCAACTAGAATCGAACCACCACTACACCCACCAGGACCTGAAAAGATTGTAAAGGATTTTGGAATGTGGCCGGAAGATATTAAGTGGGAAGACTTTAATGCTTTTGTAAAAGCACAATCAAAAGCAAATGAAGGTAGGCTAGGAAAAACTTCCTTTGCACCATGGCTAATAGATAGAAGAGACCACTTAGGACATGATCCTATATTCCTATCTGTATTTGAAGATGCAGACTTATTTCGTAGATTTATATTAGCAGAGTATACAATGATACAGTCTTGGAGTAGTTTAGTATACCACTTAACATGTAGAGGGGGTCAGTTTGCTGGAGCAGAGAAGTTAGAGGACTTTCAAAAGAAGGATGAGAAGTGGTTGTACAATAACCAAGTATCTATGTTAGAATATGTTAGAAAGTGGGGTGGTATGTTTAAAGAATTTGGACCATGTGAACCTAGACCTAATGTAAAGTATAATATAGGAGCTGAGGTGTTAAATTGTACAGAGGATGTCCTATCACTAGAACCATTTCTTGATCAGTTCAAAGTTGACTGCAGTTATGCAAACTATCTCAACACTCAAGAAGGCAAGTCGTCTTTTAATATTAAAGATAAGTTTGTAAATAACCTTACAACTGATATTGTAATTAAATTAGATGCAGCTAGTGATGGATCTTTACAATATTTTAATTATATTCTAAACAACATAGAGGATATTATGCAACAAGTAGAGCAATTTTCTACATATGAATTTGGACCTATACAAATATTAGTAGGGAAGATAGAACCAGTAACAGTTAACATAAACATATATGACACAGACCTATAGAGTAGTACAATACATTCAGCCATGGGAGATAGATGATTTTGAACGACAAGTACAAACATTGCTACCCTCTACAAACTACCTTCCACCCAATACTACTATAATATGGGACGTTACTATGAATACAGATATAGTAGATTGGGATAGTAGTAGTATTCCTAAAGAGTACTATCTTGATAGGTTTAATTATTTACAAAAAATAGTTAGCTATAACATTATAGCCGAATTCGATACTGATTCTAAAATAAAAGGATGTGCAGACAAAAGACGTAGATGCAGTAGCAAAGTACAAGACTATGTAATTTGGCTAGACTCAGACGTTTATAGCACTTCAAATATACTATGCCATTTAGTAGCAGCATCTCAAAGTATAAAGGATACAACTTTCATACTAACTCCGGAGATTGTTAAATTCTGGGATAGTAGTTGGGATCAGATTACAAGTAAGCATTTTATGCAGGAGAGTTACAAATTTAGAGACACGTTTAATGTAGCTCAGTTAGATAAGCTAAACCAATCTCCACTAGCAATAAGAAGGAATATGTTTGGAGTAAAGTTTGCAGGAGGATGGTTTAATTTATTTACAGATGACATTACTAAAAACATACAAATACCTGATGAGATAGGAGCATACGGACCTGACGATACATATACAATGACGTGTGCTGAGTACCTGGGAATTCCACAATACCTAATAGAGGGAGTACTAACTACAGATATACCATACCCAGAGCATCAGTATGGACGAATGGAATATAAGAAAAAATACTTAAAAGCTAATATCAAGGACAGAGAAAAGATCTCAGATCATAAACTAAATCACCTAATACAAAGATTTCAAAATGAACATAAGCTACATAGTCCCAAGCTACAATAACCTACAACATTTAAAAAATGTATATGCTTCAATACAAAAACATGAACCACAAGCAGAAGTAATTCTTCTTGATGATGGATCAACAGATGGAACCTGGGAATGGATACAGCAGCAGGATTGTATTAAATTTAGAAGTGAACAAAGAGTAGGACATACCCTCCTCTATGATAAAGGAATTGAGTTGGCTACAAATGATGTAGTAGGAATCCTTCACGCAGATATGATTGTAGGTCCTAACTACTCTAAAAATCTAATTAAGCATCTTAAACATCAGACAGTCGTATGTGCAACTAGAATTGAACCACCTCTTCATCCAGAAGGAAAGGAAAAGATCATTAGAGATTTTGGAATGGACTTTGATACTTTAGATGTGAATTCATTTGAAGAGTTTGTTAGAGATCTACAAGTAGTCGAAGGAGAAACCACAAAAGGAATGTTTGCTCCTTGGATACTTTACAAAGAAGACTTTCAAGCAATAGGAGGACATGATCCATTATTTGCTCCATTTCCATACGAAGACTCGGACATCTTCCAGAGATGGATAATGGCTGGGTATGAATTGATTCAGTCAAGAGATTCTTTTGTATATCACTTAACCTGTAGAGGACATAGATGGAATGACCAAGTAGGAAAGGATGATGACTACTATAAAGAAGTTTCTCAAAGAGCAGCTAGGAATTATCTACGTAAGTGGGGAAGTTGGATTAAGAATGATGAACTCCAGTATCCAATAATAACTCCAAAGTATAATATAGCATACGTAGTTGAGAACTGTAATTCAGAGTTACTGGAAGCATTAGAACCCTGGTGCGATAGAATTTATATTAAGGACGTAATGCAAGTACTTACATCCCACTACTTAGATAAGGAACAGAAGAACACTAGCTTTGATCTATCAAAAAGAATATACAATATAGGATACAACGATCCTCAGTTAGAAAATGATATAGTAGTAGAGTTTGATGCAACACAATTTACACAACAATCGTTTGGGCTTATTCAACAGCTATCCGAAATTATAAAAGAGAGTGGAGAGATTGGTTCTTTTGAACTTGGTATATTTAAAATAACAATCAACTCAATGACCGAATATCAGAACGATCTTATAGTATGTAAAAAATAAACTATTTATATTAAAAACATATGAGCTTAATAAAAGAAATAAAGGAGATGCTATCTGAAGTTACTAAAGTAAACTTCAAAGGAAATAAATTTGTATTGAAGATAGATGTTAATGAGGATCCAAATAAAAAAGGAATCAAAGTACAATTCCTTCCAACCACATTCGCAGGAATGTCTAAGCAACAACAAGATGAGATTGCAATGGAGTTAGGAGCTAAACTAAATCAAGGACTAGCTGAATTAGGATTGACAGTCGAAAGAGATAGAGAACTAAAAGATAAAACCATTTTAGGTTTCTTCATCTACATTGAGTACCTAGACAAAATTATCATTAATGCTTTGAACCAAGCAGCACAACCAGAACCAACTAAATAAAAAAGATATGCCACAGTTTTGTTTTTATTCAAAAAATAACCCTACACAAGAGCCAGTAGGAGTTCTAAACGCTCAGAGTAGAGAAGAGGCAATAAAATTCTTCTCACTATCAAAGCAACTACCAGTAAATGATTTTCTAACAATTTTCGAAGTAAAAAACTATACGTATGGTGCTCAAGAAGGAATTAAGGAAAACACTAAACAATTACTTAAAGGGTAATGTTCAGATAAAAGAAAAAGATATGGCTAGAGATATAATGGAAAAGAAACTCTTTATCGAAAGCATCATCTTACTAAGAGAGATAGAGGATAGAAGAGACTTCATGGAGGAAGAGATTGGAATGGATATGTCCATGTACGAAGAAAAGTTCCTACAGATAATAGAAAACCTATTCAGAGTTCACTTCACCAAAGAACAGTTCGCTCTAATTCAATACTAC